GCCCAGCAAGTTCATACGCTTCTTCTATTACTTCGCCTGTGTCTAGGGCAAATGTTTTAGTACCCGAAGTTGCCATACCTTAACTATCCCTTATTGATAATAAGCAACAAAAAAGTCGCAATTAGTCAAAGCCACATAAGCACCGTCTCCAAAATAACAACCGTTCCCTGGTATGTAGTGATCGAAAGATTCGTTCGCTGCTGAACCAAATTTAAACTGAGCTATTATTCTTGTACTACTGGCGCTTGTACCATCATAAATAATGATAGTTGCATCGGCATCACTAGATTGAGCTTGTATAGACTGTATTCTTAATGAACCTAAGTTTGTAGCAGTTCCTGCTCCTGATGCTCCAATATATCCTTGAAGCTGCCCTGAACTTGTTAAAGGAACTGATGCTTTTACATCTGAACTCATAGTGTTCTCCTAATATTAAGCGTCAGCGAATGGAGTAACTAGTGTTCCTGAACCAAGTATGATTCCTTCAACAGCATACTTAGCAGAAGCCATCGCAGTTACTTTTACGATACTACCTACAAGTCCGCCTTTAGTTGTTCCGTTCATAGTGATAACGTCGTTACTTGCACCAGAAATAAAAGTTTTACCAGTAGCGTCAGTTACACCTGTGTAAAGACCGCCAACAAACTTATCGGTTCCATCAGTTAAGATGTCCATGTCTGTTGCAGCAGTTTCTACGATGAATATAAAAGTAGCACCTAAGTTATTAGTTTGGTTAGGGTCTGTGTCTTCACCAGGAGCAGTTGCAACGATAGAGGGTAAAGTAAATTTACCATCTGCGTCATTACATGTTAATACTTTCCCTGCATGAGAAGCTACCGTAAGTGAAGTGTCAGCAGTAAGGCTAACTACATTAGCATTACCTGCTGAAATAAATCCAGCTAGTGATTTTACTGGACCTGAAAAGGTTGATTGCGCCATAATTTTTTCTCCGAAAAAATAAGTCCTATTGTCTTGGCTTGTCTGCTAGGTCAGTCGATAGGACAAGTTTACCCCTAGATAAAGTTGATGCGGGTTGAGTGAGAAACCCCCGCATCACAGGTTCCATATTACTTGCGTTTTAATACTCTATAGCGTTATGCACCAGGAGAGCCAAAAATACCGCGCCAGTCAGACCAGCCGAAGCTGTATCTTTCTCTTGCTTTATATCTAACATTTCCTGTTTCGAAATCGCCTTCCATATTAGTGGAAACTGCGGTTCGAACAAAGTGCTTGAGACCATTAGGTACATCTGTTTTAACAAACCAAGCGTCGGTGTCTGTCAAATAATGATTCACAGCGTAGCCATCTGGGACCATGCCCATATTTCTAATTGCATTGATGTCATTATCTGAAGTTGCGACTCTTCCTGGTGTGTTTAACAACCGATCTGCAATGAACTGTAATGCAGGTGGCACAATTAATCGTTGTGCTTGTGCATTAACTTTCAGGCCTCTCTCATCTTTGAAACCAGCAATATCAATTAGTGCTTGCTCCATTGATGTTTCATTAAGGTCTGCAGCCGTACTTAGTTCGTTCTTTAGATCACCAGCAGTCAAAGAAGTATGATCGGTAGCGAATAGTTCTTTACCGTCTCCTCCTGGATATGTACTACTGAATCCGTTATTCAACACATTAGCAGCTTTAATCTGCTTTGTTTGTTGCATAGAACGAGCAAGAGCACGAGTGTATCTTGCAGATAGGGTATCGTACAGATTATCTTCCATCGCTTCTTCAGTTAAGGAGAAAGCTAAAGCCACAGTATCGTGTGTATAACGAGCTGTCCAAGTTTCTTGGGCAGTGTCATACTTAACTGCAGCGCCTTCACCTTTAACTGCTGCTTCCCCGAATCCAGAGAGCATCACTTCTTCCTCATAAGCACGATCTGAACTTTCTGTGTCGAAAATCATCGTATGCTCATCAGCATATCTTGAATACTCTAGTCCGAATAAAGCATTAAGTCCTGGGACAAGTTCTTTAACGAGCTGCGCTCGATTAATTGCCATTACTTATTCTCCTTATTCAAATGGATTAGCTGGGAAACGGAAGAAGGCTCTAGCATTTGCTCCGATTGAGTTGCTTGGTGTATCCACAAAGCCAACACAAAGAGCAACACCAGAAGATGTTGTAGCAGTTACGCCTTCAGCAGAACGACCAGTAGTTGTACTACCAGAAGTTGTTGAAAGAGTATACTTATTGCCTATAAAGCTCACGGCTGGCGTACCAGCAGTAAATTGAGCTTCGTAAACGATGTCTGGATCGTTATAGACATAAGCCTGCGCATCTACACTTCCTAATGTAGCAGTATCAGCAGTCCAAACTTTAGAAAAAGTTGGAGTGCCGTCACTTGCCTCATAATAAACGCCAGCAAAAACGCCAACAGGAGCACCAGTAGCCGTCCCTTGAATGATATAACCGCTTGATAGGTTGACAACATCGCCACTAAAAATAGAAGCGTTTGTCGCACTAGCGATTCTCATTTGGGCAGGTCTAATAGTTCCACCAGTCAAATGATATGCTGGTGTAAATCCGTTGGGATCATTAGTATTTGCCATAATTTATTTACCCATAGTTAAAAGGTTAATCTTCAGAAAGATCCTTTTTGCTACCAAATTCCGTTTTCGTTCTACGAACCGGTTTTTCGATAGGCATGATAGGATTACTTTCCCTCATTAATTCAGAATCAACTGCTTGCATGGACGCATCGTTCATTTCTTGGAAATATTCTTTGCGTTCATCTACAATCGATTCATCTATTTTTGCTAAGATTAAACCGCCAACCCCAATAACACCTGCGTGTTTTCCATCCTCAACCGTAGGGCCTTGAAACTCAGGGTGAGTTTCGGCTCTAACTGGCTCAAATCCTTCACGAATACGCTTAGACATATTCGTTTTGTCATCTTGCCCGAGAATGCTTTCACGGATCCAGCGATATTTATATCCTGGAGGTGGTTTAGGTGCGTCCAAACTGGACGGAGGTTGCCAAGGTTTTCTGCGAGTTTTATTTTCTCGAACTTCAGCAGAGCGGGAGTTACGATCTGTCATTACTTTATACTCCTATATTTAGACATACTTTGCGTACTCTTTTAATGGCACACCAAGTTTTTTAGCAATTGCTTGCTGACTTGCTGTGAGTTTTACTGTTTTGGACTTTCTAGCAGTGGGGTTTGTCCCAACGCTATTTCGTCCAACAGCTTGCACAGGAGAAGGTTTTTCCCCCTCTTGTTCAAATTTGTGTGGAAACTCTTCTTTAATCTTTTCACTTAGTTGCTCATAGTAATCCGGGTCAGTGGGGTTTACACCAAGCTCTTGCATTTGTTTATCAATTGCAAAAGCTGCTGCTGTCATAACATTATCCCTACCAAACCAAGAATTTTCTTCTTTTTGCGCCCAAGCCGTTGCCCGTGGATCAACAGGCGGTGGATTTGCTGCAGCACCATTAGCTACAACACCATTAGTTCCCTCACCGTTTTCTCTTTGTTTCTTGGCCCTAGCTAACGTTTCTTGTTCAACAGACAATTTAGCAATGTTTCGTTGAGCATTTACTTGAGCATCTAAGTCACCAGATTGAACAGCTTTCCGATAGTTATCTTCTGCTTGTTGCAATTCGGTGTTTACTCTTCCGTTGTATTCTTGGAAAAGAGCCTGGTCAGTGCTTTCAGCTTTTTCTTCAAAGTCTTTAACTTGGTCTCTTAGCGTTTGTGCAACCCTAATAGCCTCGTCTCTTTGTCGTTCAGCTTCTCGTTGATTATAGGTGAGCTTATCGATTCTTTTTTGAACCTTCTCACTGTATTGCTCGACTTCCTGTTCGTGTTCCTGACCGGAAGCCTCTACTTCGACCTCTGCGGACTCTTCTTCGTTTTCAATTTCAATTTCTTTTTCTAGATTTTCAGTTTCTTCTGGCATGGTCTCCTCCATGAATTAATTTGAGTTTAGCGCGAATCTTTTCAATAGTAAACATTAACCCCCTAATATGTCTTCGGGGTCGTCTATTAAAGCTAAGATTTCATCGTCGTTTAACAGGCGCAAGTCTCCTCCATCAATCTGGATACGAGCTCCTGCGTAGCGTCCAAAAATAACCCAATCTCCTTCTTTGCACCAAGGGCCTTCAGGGAATTTATTTGAGTCTTTATAGGCATCTGGTCCGAGGGCCACAACATAGCCCACCACTGTAGTTAGACGCTCCCTATCTACAGTTTGTTTAGCCAGATAGATCCCACCTTTTGTCTTCTCTGCAGGGGCAAAAGGTAAAATTAGCATGCGGTACCCGGTAGGTTTAGGCAATTTATGAGAAAGATTGCCGTTTTTTAAATCCTCCGGACTAAATGTAGCTGGTTTTTCTTTTTTTGGCTCTTCACTGCCAAAATTTTGAACAAATGGGGGTACTTCTTTAGATTTTTCTGCTTTATTCTTCATCTGGGGTCTCCATTCTCTTATGTAATCCAATTATTTCGTTTTCAACAAAATTTAATCCCGCAATTTCTCCAATAAGACGTTGATACTGAACATAATCAGAAACCCCACCACTCACAAGAGTGTTTTTCAGTTCTTCTTGTCTTTTTCGGGACTGTTTTAGTAAAAATTCAGTCGCTGTTAGCCAATCCATAGGTTATTCTTTAACCCATTGAATGAAACTAAGCCCTTTTGTGGCAGCTCCGCCACCTTTAACCTTGCCTTTAACCGCTTTTATCTCTCCATCACCCTCAGTGTTTAGTTTAACGGGGTTTTTTTGCGGTCCTGGGTAAAGTTTAGACTTCTTAGCCATGCTATTCTCCTCTGGTTCTTTCATCTGCCTCTCGGACAGTGTTTAAAATGTCTGCGTACGTTCTGTCTGCTTCTAATATAGACGATTGTACGTCTTTTTCTCGTTGTGCGGCAATTTTCATTTCAGCAATGGCTTCTTGAGACTCTATTTTTTCTCTATCCACCTCTGCTTTTTGATCTGCAGCTACTGCTTTTTGCCTTATCTCTGCTCTTTGGAGTTCAATAATTGGATCCATTCTTTCAATTTCTTCCGCTTTAGCCATAGCTTCCGCTCTGCCTGTAACTTGAGCCGTTGCTTGTGTTGCGGCTTGAGCAATTTCGTTCATAATTTGTTGCGATTGTTCAGGCGGCATCTTTTGTAGCTCTTCTAATGGAGGCAAAGGTTGTCCCATGGCCTCTTCAATCTGGATCTTATACAACATCGCTTGATGTTCTTGTATATTTGCACTAATCATTTGCACTGCATTCTGATTTTGAGAAACCATCGGGTTCTGTATAAACGAAGAATGCGCCGCAATATAAGCCTCGTGATCTTCCCACTCAAACGCTTTAATCGGTTGTCCCAACATCGCTGCTTGTTGTTCGCTGATTGGGTCCCTGGGAGGTACTTCTGGAACTTCTGGCTCTGGTTTAAATAATGTTTCTGGGTTTTTAATTTCAAGCGCTTCATACATTCGACGATACGCTTCTTTTAGGTTGTGTATGTCGGGAGCAGCTTGAGCCATTTGTAGTTGTTGTTGAGCAATCATTACTCTTTGCGACATTGAAAATATATTTGGGTCACTGACCGGCAAAACATCAACACGTTCATCAAAGTCCTGTGCCATAACGACTTGTTGACCGCCTTGTGTAACATAAGGGTATTGTGCTGGTAAAAATTTAGCGTAAGTTTTTGCAAGAAGTTTAAATTCTTTTTTCTGAGCAAAATGTAGTCTTTTGTGTATGGCCGACATTACTTTGGTGCCTCTTTCCAGCATAGCAATAGTAGTACCTACCGGTAATTGTTGAGACCCTATGTCTCCAACCTGCATGTCAGCAATTGAAGCAAAACGTCTTCCAGAGTCGACTAAAATTCCCAATAGTTGAGATAAAACAGCCGAAGGTTCTTTGTAAGGCAACGGTAGTAACGATTCTTTAATCGTGGCCCCAGCTACATCAACATCTCTAAACTCTCCGGGCTGTAGGGGCTCGTCTTCGCCTTGAATACGCATCCCTCTAGCCTTGAACCCTGCTGGTAAATTGGCCAGAGTTCCTGCATCAATTAGTTGTCTCAATATAGACGTAACTGATTTAGTTAGGCCCCCAATCATGTGAATTAGACCAAAACCATAAAACCCTAGCCCGGGAAGAAACTTATACTGAACAAAATAATCTACTTTCTTATAAAGCTGGTCCCCTTCTTCCCAATTACGGCGAATAGCCAGTATCTGATTCATGTCTTCGCAAATCGTTACAATGTAGGGACACGCAAAACCGTGGTCTTCAATTTCAGTAAGCCTTAAATCAACGTGCATTTCTAAAATAGTATAAAGCTCATTGTTTTCAGCGTAAGACGGATTAATGCCTTCAAGTTCTTCCATTTTCTCCTGAACTTCATTTGTTTCAATAAGCCCTGGGTCCATTAGCTCCACTTCTGAATAAGTGCCGTTGAGTTGCATTTTTAATAGATCATTTTTAGTCATGGTCATTACATGCGTAACACGAGGGGAAGTGGACAAATCTGTTGTCGAATAACTGACCACCAAATCTTCTGCTTTGACAAACTCACTTACTGCACGGTCCAACATCATATCAAAATATATTTTCTTAAACGCGCTGCCCGATAAAGGTAGATAAAACAACATGGAATCCATTTCTGGATCGTATTCTTCCATGACGTGACTAATCTGATAGTTCATAAACTCTTTAACGCGAGTTGATTGCGAAACTATTTCTGGATTATGTTCGCCCACTACTTGAACTTGAACCGGGCCTCCTGGTGGAAGAAGTTCTTTATACGCTTGTGATTGAAATTGAGTAACGGCTTCAGCCAATAGAGGGTGATTAACTCCGCTTGAACCTTGAAACGGTTGTGTTCGCTCTTCTTGTTTTATACCTAAAAGATCAAGACCCTTTCTAAACGAATCGTACCAATCTTGCCTGGACTCTTTATCTTCAGAGTAAAGCGCCGTGAGTTCACTGCTTAAAGTATTTAAAACGTCAGACTCTAAAAAGTCAGCTAAATTTTCATTAAATTGAGGACCCTGCTCTACCGGCATTTCTTCCGAAAGCATTTCTCCCTCTTCGCCTAAAAGTTCAAGTTCTATCTCCATTGGGCCGTTGAAATCGTCCATAGGTATAGGACTTTCCATCGGTTGAACCTGTTTATCAATTGCCATAAATGATTTCTCTAAATAGGATTAACACAATAGTATACTATTCTTACCAGTTTTGGAAACTATCGAAATTCTCACGAAACACCTTATCGACTATTTCGCCATGTCCTTCTTGTGTAAAATAGTTTAACATTTCTTGAATGCCTGGATGAGACACATCGTTATAAAGTTCCATCCAACCAATAATATAGTTTCTTATTTTATCTTCAATAACAACTTTAAACGGTGGACCTGCCGGTCGTCCAAAACGATGATTCCATTTTAAAAACGGCAAACAAATGTTTCGGCCACCAAATTTTCTAAATTTTTCTTGTAAATACCACTCTTCGCCACCAAATCCTCTAAAATTAGGATTAAAGCCAACCCAATGCTCTTTTTTACAGGAAAATAGACCGCATCCCTGCATCGGTATTTCAAAAGGGTCGCTTCTTTCTAAAAGTTCATGGTCCGTGTCCCATGTTCCGTACATCATGCCTTTCCAACGAGGCTTAAAGTGGGTTGAAAAATCGGTTAAAGTATCGTGCATCATGGGTCCCTGGATTAAATCTTTGGTCTTGGGAAACAGCTCATAATAAGAAATTAACTTTTTTAAAGCTCCTGGCGGTAAGAGCACATGGCAATCCATGCACAACACAAACTCACCTTGAGCCTCGACAAAAACACGCTCTTTAACAAAGTTACTTTTGTATTTTGTGAATGTTGCATACCGGCCATTAGGAACAGAGTTTTCCATAAACTTCTTAACCGCTTTTCCGCTAGGGCTATCGGGGTTGTTATCAACCACCAAAATTTCAACCTGGTCCATAACTTCGGGGTGATACATTCTAAGGGCTTGAACAGAGAAAAATACACCGTCAAAATCATCGTAGGTAGCCATACCCACAGTTAGCTTCTTCATTTTTTATTAAACTCCTAGTAATAAGTCATATTTTTATGGCGATTTCCTTCAAAATAATCCTCATAGTCAGAAGGAAGTCGAACAAAACCGCCTTGTCGAAAGCGTAAAACAGCTTGCGACATGGAATCCACCAAGTCATCATGGTCTCCGTTTGGAAAAGAAGCACATTCTTCAACCACTTCGGTTGCCCAATGTTCGTCGGGCTTCCAAACCATTCCCGACTCAAATAAAGGAGTGCAAGCATTCACGCGAGCTATTTTGTCTGCGCCTTTGCTTGGTGTAAAGTTTTGCACAGGAATGCCGATTTGCCGGAGCTCCTGCGTTAAAGGAGTGCCGCTTCCTTTTGACTCAATAATCACGGTGTCTGGATCCCAATATTCATAAAGCTCTAAGGCTTTTCTTTTTAGTTCTGGGAACTCTAACCGTTGTTTTACTGAATCTAATAGTATTAGATGAGCAACCTCTCCTGAGTATAAAGTGTCGTTTATTCGGCCATGTGGGTAAAACACGCCCCAGGTGGTAATGGCAGAATAGTCTGATGTTTCTGATTTTAAAAACGCTGTGTCGTAGCTTTGTATCGTGTATTCACATTCCGGCGGCGTTGTGTCGGGCCATTCTTGCCACCACTCTCGTTTAATTAAGGCTCCTTCTTCTGAAGTCGGAGACTGCATATATTGAGCAAACCATTTTGGTCCATTGCCCAGGGCTGCTTTAATCCCTTCCAATTCTTCAACTTTCCAATACTCTGGCCATACGGCATCGCCGCTTGGCAGTATTGCAGGCAGTTCAATGACTTCCCACTGGTCGCTTTGGGTGTTACGAGACATGTCTCTAACCAAACGTCCGGTTAAATCTTTAACGCTCCAACGTGTCATAACCACAACAATTGCACCGCCCGGTTGTAACCGTTGTCGTGGACCAGAGGTATACCACTCATAGGCATCATCCAAAGCTACTTTAGACATTGCGTCTTGTTCCGAGTGAGGGTCATCAATAATAAATAGATCCGCACCCCGTCCAGCGATTGCACCGCCCGTACCCACCGCATAATACTCTCCGCGTATCGTGGGTTCGTTTTCTTTCATTGTTTCCCACTTTCCTGCTGCTTTCGAGTCTGGGTTAAGCATTGTATCTGGGAAAATACGTTTATAAATATCGGATTGTATTAAATCCCTTACCTTACGACCAAAACGAACGGCAAGGTCTGAGGTGTGTGTTGCTTGTATGATTTTAAGTGCCGGATTGCGTCCAATCAAGTATGCGGGCAATAAAAAGCTCGCAAACTCACTTTTTGTGTGTCTAGGCGGCATATTGATAATAAGCCGCTTTAATTTGCCTTCAGCTATACGATCAAAGGCTTTAGCGACTATTTTGTGGTGATGGCCTTCTATGAAGCTAGGCCACTGGCTTTTAACAAACGATAAAAAATCATTCTGGGCCGCATCGACCTCAGTAATCTCTTTATACCGCTCACTTAATTCAAAAAACTCTTTGAGGGTTTCTTCAGGTAGTTCCGTTAATTTCTGTTTCATCTTTTAGTTTTAAATCAATGATTTTAGTATCAGGCAATATCCCCCCTGTTTGCTGATACATGTCATTGAGGCGATTAATAACTTCTTCTTTAGTCATGCTTTCTATCTTATTAATCGTTAGTTCTGATTTAGTGACATAGAGTCCTGCTGCTTTGCCTCTAGCAACTTCGGCTGCAACGGCTGCAGAAAAAGATCCTTTTTGTAAAGCCTTGTCTCGAATTTCAGCTAAATCTAGCAAATGGGTGGACAAATTAAGCATGACGCGATCTGCCGCCCCTTTTTGTAAACTGTCAATCCTTTTTTGTACTTTGGGGTTGTTTTTACCCGTCAGTGATGACCCCATATTGGCAGCTATTTTAGGAGAATAACCCGCTTTTAATGCTGCTTTGGTCTTGCTCATGCCCTTAACCACGTTTTGAGCAAACTTTTCTTGCCTGGAGTTGAGCTCTTCTTGTTTCTTATTGGCCATTAAAATAAATACCTTTTGTCTGTGTATAAGGGTTGGGTAACAGGGCCGCCTGAGTTTTTAGGTGTAGTTTCTGATACAAGTTCTATGTCTAAATCTTTTTGAGGATTCCAATATATATTAACCTCATGTTTTTTATTACCCGCATGTAAAACCCCTCCTTTGTGTCTTAATCCTTTATAGCCTGAATTCATAAGAATTGAGTTTAACTCATCGAAATAGTCTTGTACCTCATACATAGGCATCTTCTGAGAAGAAGAGAGCTGTCTCATTTCAGTGTAAAGTTCTACCAAAGATGCTTTGGGGTTCTCTTCAAGAAAAAATACAAGGCCCTCATCATACTCACCTTCAGTTCGGTCATAAGATTTTTTAATGTATTGCTTTATGTTGGGAGGTACTGACTGTTCCATGTCAAACAATTTTGCTTCTTTTTTAGGCGTTACTTGATAAACATAGCCGTCTTTTCCCGCATAACCTTTTGAGGTGCCTGGTCTTGATGTGCTATAAAACCCGTCTCCATAAATAGAAGCGTTTGTAGGGCTTGCGTAATCTCCAAACCCCAAAAGTTCTTCTGGGAGTTCTTCTTTTGTGCCGTGGTACATTTTAGTCTTAGGTGAGGCGTAGCCAGATGTGGAAGGCATGTACCCTGTTCTTTCAGAAAGAGCTATTTGAACTGCATCATCAACCGTGGTTTCTGGGTTTTTAATAAAAATACTTTTTATTTTAGTAATGGCATTTGGTCCGTGCTTTCTAATAAGATCAGTGGCCTGTTTACCGGCTATTCCAAGACCGGAAAGTTCGGTCAGCGTCTGATATGCCCTAGTTACGTCTTCAACGTCTTCCCCAGGGGCAAGTGCTTCGCCTATGTTTTCCAAATATTTTTGTCTGGTTTTGCCGTATTCTGGTCTGGAACCCTGAGCAAAATCAAACAAACCCTCTTCATAAGCCCGCGCACGAGCTTGTGAATCGGCACTTAGTTCAAGAGTCGTTAAAAGATCGCTTATGCCGGAAAGACTACTAAGACCCTGTATTGGACCACGGGCAGTTGAGCGCATGACGCGCGGCACATTTTCCCGATATGCTTTGGCCTCTTCCTGGGTTTGAAAGGGCTGGATTCCAAATTCGGCTGTTAGAGCCATTAAACTAGATACCTTTTGTCTGAATACAGAGGTTGGGTAACAGGGCCGCCGCTATTTTTAGCCAGTTCGGGGTAATTTTCAACGTAAAAATTCAATATAGTGTCTACTGCTCGGTTATACGTCTTATCGTTGGGAAAACCACGATAATGATAGTTCATATACAAATCTTGTTGTGCCTGTGGGTCAAAATTCGTGCCAATACGGTGAAATAGCTCATCCGAACCAATCACTGGGCTTCTGTTTTCATTGAGCGGTGCCCCAAACGCATGTGCCAAGAACATTAGACCAGCTTGATCTTCATCCCATTCGAGCGCATTGTCTGGAATGTTGGCTACATAGTCTTCGGCTGTATGCATTCGTTTCGCTCTATTTTTAGCCGTCGGAATAGTGTCTTCCTTAAATTGATAGAATCCTGCTGCTCCACTTTCAGCATTAACTTGAGTATTATCGTTACTGGACTCAATTTCTCTCACAACTTCCATATAGTCTAAAATATTGTCTATATAGGCTTGTTTATCGGGTATTTCATAGCCTTTTTCTTCTAATCGGGCTATCTGGTTGTTTAAAAAATCAATTGATTGTTCCATTACTTTTTATCTTCCTCTTCGTCTTCATCAATGTCTCTGTAATAATCCACAATATGCAATATCTGCTCTAAATACCTAGTGATCTCGCCCATTGTCATTGATAAATTCTCATAGCCTTGCGATGTCAAACCATAATAAGCAACTCTTGGTTCTTCTCCAGCTTCAACCTTTTCAATATACTCTCCCATAGTGTCTGGGTTCAAAATTACCCATTCAACAGGTGGCGTGTCAATTGGTTCTGGTAACGGTGGATGATAGATTGGCGTTCTTTTTGCAACACTAACCACTTCTACAGGCTTAACCTGTGGCTGCCTATTAGCCATTTCACCCATAAGTGAATATGTTGAGCAACCATTAATTAGTGGTAGCAGTATCAGTAGTTTCTTCATCGCTTGTTAATAGTTTAAAGTTTTCTATAACCCTTGCTGTGGCTCGATTGACCTTTCCTTGCAAGACTAAAGGTTCTGTCATTGCCATCCCCTCTAGGTTAAAGTTGGCAAATTTACTCCTAAGTTTAGTTACTGTTGCTTGAGAAGCGCTGTATTGCGTGTTTAGGGTTTGTATTTGAGCTTGTGTTTTCTTAGCAGACTCTAAGGCTTTTACGATTTGCTCGTTTTGCTCTTGTATTGTTCTTTCAAGCACTGCTTGATTGTTTATAGCTGTCTGTAGTTCTATTTTTGACTTATCCAGCTTTGTCATCAATACAATATTGATACAAATAGAGACCAATAAAAGTCCGCCAACTATTGCCAGGCCTTTCACCTTCTGCTTTTTTGTTTTTTAGCCTTTGGTTTTACCGCAACTGTCTTGTAGGCTTCGTTGATGTCTGGCGTTGACTTGTCGTCACCAACATATTTGCCATCTTCATCTCTTGCACGAACTGTTTTTTCTTCATATCCAAGAAACGTTTTTTTGAACCAACCGCTTAGACCTATCTTTTTTGCATAAAGGGCCATATTTATCTCCTATAGTTAAAAAAAATTTCCAAAAATTTTTTTACAGCATACCTCCTTTTTTAACCTAAAGAAACTCTATTTTCAAAAAGTAAATAACTTTAGGTCCATGAGTCTCAAAAACTTGGCCCAAGGCCCAAGGTTATACACCGATGAATAAAGGGGGGTGCCCCATGGTCCAGGGGGCCAATATCCACGGTACATGGACCACGGCCCAGGATTCTGGGCCCCTGGGTGCCTGGGTGCTCGGTCTGGGTGCCTGGGGCCCGGTCTGGGTGCCTGGGTGCCTGGTGCATGGTCCATGGTCCATGGTTCATGAACCATAATTAATTATCACGGGTCACGGATCCCTGAATTATTATTTGTGCCTGGGACTGAAAGAGGGCCTTTTTTAAGTAAATCAGTGGTCAATTCAGCTAAGAATAAACGCTCTGAAACGCTGTAAACAGGCACGAAGTGAACGCTACACGCGACCAAGTGCCCCTGAAACGCTGTAAACTGGTGAGCTCATTACCTGGTTATCTGGTGAGCTCATTACCTGGTCATCTGGTGAGCTCATTACCTGGTCATCTGGT